TGAGGGATGAGTGCTGTGTTGGTAAGGGACCCCTATTTGAAAACAAGGTTCCAACGCTTTTTTGGAACCGAGTGGGAACAGAGGTTGGATCGGGGGGAACAGGTGTCGCTGCATTGGGTGGGAGGTAATGTGTGAGCGATTCAGACCTATTTTTGCGTATTTTTTTCCTGTAGAATTTAGCAATACTAAATTATGGCAGTATAAAGTGCAGAGTAAGAATGCTGTCGAAAGATATTTGAAGCGGAAGTTGTCACAACTGAGGTACGAAAGGAGGAAACAGTTCGGACAAGATTTTCCTTTCTCTATAACAATAGAAGACTTAATGAGGCTGTGGGACTTGCAAGAGGGATGCTGCGCGTTAACTGGGTTATCGATGACCTACCACAGGGACGGCGAGGCAGGTAAAGCTCTAAATGTCAGCATTGATAGAAAGGACCCAACCGGACCCTACGCCATAGAAAATGTCCAGTTAACTTGTTTCCGAATCAATTCGATGAAATCAAACACCAAGGAACAAGAGTTCTTTTGGTGGATAAGAACTGCAGTGCTACATAGTTGTTCCTGATCTATAGTATTGCTAAACTTACACTTTTATGGCAGAGATCTTTGAATGTCCGAACAAGAGCTGATGTCCCACATCGAGTTCCAATCAATAAAGCCCTACATGGGTTTAGCTGTTCAGGAACTGACGATACAAGAAGAGAAGCTTGTCCAGCTAATAGTCAGTGGCATGTCTGCCGCAGCGGCTGGTAGAGCTGCGGGGTATAAGAGTGGCGATGCAGCACTAAAGGCATCGAAGCGACCAAAGTGCCAACAGGCTATTCAATATCTTAGAAACGAATTCAGAGAGGAAGTTAACTTCACCAAAACAAACGCGCACAGCATGTATATGGATACATGGACTTCTTGTGCCAACGCGACAGAGATGAAGAACACCGTTGATTCTCTTGTGAAGCTACATGGCCTGTCTACACCAGACCCGTCCACACAAGTAACTATTAATGTAACGAACAGCAAACAACTAGAACGAATGACGGATGCAGAGCTACTAAAACTTACCGGCCAAGATATGGATTACTTAGAGCCTAAATGAGCGAGCAAACAACACAAGTCGAATGTCTACGCTGCAAGAACTTGTTTCCAGCGCACATGATCAATTCAACTGAAGTGCTCTGTGTGTATTGCCTAAGTGATGAAGAAGAAGCGCTACCTTCAGCCAAGCAAACGCCAAGAGAGAAAGTAAAAAAATTTTCTGCCCAAGAAGAAGCAAAGATAGAACTCGCCGCGAGGGAGTTAACAAGAAAGAGGTTACTGCCCTTTGTTGAAAGATTTAATAACGACTATGAAGCAGGATGGGTTCATAAGGACATCTGCCAACGCTTGGAAAAATTTTCTGAAATGGTTGAGCAGAAGCAGTCTCCTAGACTCATGCTTTTCTTACCTCCGCGACATGGGAAATCGACTCTTGCAAGCATTGCGTTCCCCGCGTGGCACCTTGGCCGCAACCCATCCCATGAATTCATTTCTTGTTCATACTCTGGTTCCCTTGCTATGGGCTTCTCTCGCAAAGTCCGTGGCCTACTGCGTGAAACAAGTTATAAAACGACTTTCAAAACTCGACTCGATCCTGAGTCTCAAAGTGCTGAAGCATGGCTCACTACTGGTGGTGGCGGTTACGTCGCTGCTGGTGTTGGCGGTGGTATCACTGGTAAAGGCGCTCATATCCTTGTTATCGACGATCCTGTAAAGAACCGTGAAGACGCTGAAAGCCAAAATAATAGAGAAGCTAACTGGGATTGGTATACGTCAACGGCGTATACGCGTCTGGCTCCTGGTGGAGGTGTTCTTGTTATTCTCACTCGCTGGCATGATGACGACCTTGCTGGTCGCCTCCTCAAAGCAGGATCGGAAGGCGGTGATGAGTGGGAGGTTGTTCGATATCCAGCTATTGCCGAAGAAGACGAAGCCTACAGATCTACAGGCGAAGCTCTTCACCCCCAGCGATATGAAGTTGATGCTCTCGACCGAATCAGAAGAGCTGTTGGCCCTCGAGATTGGTCAGCGCTCTATCAACAAAACCCAGTTGCGGATGACGGAGATTATTTCACACGGGACATGCTGAATTACTACACGCCAGATGACATCGATGATAGTCGAATGAAATTCTACTGCGCGTGGGACTTAGCTATCGGCCAGAAAGACCGGAATGACTACTCTGTTGGAATGGTCATCGGCATCGACGAACAAGACCAGATGTTTGTTATGGATGTAGTGCGCGGTCGGTTCGACGGCTTTGAATTAGTAGAACAGATACTCGACTTATACGAAACATGGCGACCCTCAATAATCGGCATAGAACGTGGACACATTGAAATGGCCCTAGGACCGTTCCTGCAAAAGCGGATCAGGGAGCGCGGGTTAAACGAAGTTTATATAAAAGACCTTAAGACCGGCAGACGCGACAAAGAAGCTAGAGCTAGGGCGATCCAAGGACGGATGCAACAAGGCATGGTGTTTTTGCCAAAGGATGCAGTTTTCACAGGCCCATTAACCGCTGAGTTATTGAGGTTCCCAAATGGCACACATGATGACCAAGTCGATGCTATGGCTTGGCTAGGACTAATGATGACTGAATATTCCACTTATTTCGAACGCGTCGAAGTGGCCCCCTCATGGCGAGATAACCTCAAATATCTTGTTAAAACCGAGCGTAACAAATCCGCGATGAGTGCATAAGCTATGAAAAATTCAAGAACATACGACGAAGGCGCTCTTGCAGAATCTCAATGGGATCGTTATGTCCGTGCTCGTGACAACGGACACCTGGAATTCGTCGAGTTAGCGCAGAAATGTGACGCTTTTTACCAAGGTCAGCAGTGGGATGAGTCTGATGTTGCGATGTTAGACGCAGCAGGTCGCCCTACCCTCACTATTAACACCATTCTACCTACTATGAATACTGTTCTGGGAGAGCAGCCCCCCCGCCGAGCTGACATCCAGTTCAAACCACGCAGGAATGGTGACTCCGAAGTTGCTGCGACTCTTACTAAGTTGTTTATGCAGATCTCTGACAACAACAAACTCGACTGGATCGAGCAGCAAGTGTTCAGTGACGGGTTGATTATGGATGGTCGCGGATACTTTGACGTTCGCATGGACTTCAGCGACCACGTTGAGGGCGAAATTCGCATCACTGCGAAAGATCCGCTCGATGTTTTGATCGATCCAGACGCTAAAGAGTACGACAGTAAGACCTGGAATGAAGTATTCGAGACTCGTTGGGCAACACTCGACGATATTGAGCAGATGTACGGTAAGAAGAAAGCTGAACAGCTTCAGTTTATAGCCGAAAACGGACAAACATTCGGGAGAGACTCCATTGAATACACAGAAACCAGATACGGGGACACTGAAACGAACGATATGTTCACTCAAGGAGGCCAAGGATCGGATGATGATTACCGCACTGTCAAATCTCTCCGAGTCATTGAAAGACAAAGCCGAAAGATTGGACGCGTTACGTGTTTCGTTGACGACCTTACCGGAGACCAGAGAGAAGTACCGGAGCACTGGTCCGAAAAGAAAGCGAAAAAGTTCGCTAAAGAGTACGGACTCAGTATCTACAGTAAAACGAAGAAGAAAATCCGCTGGACAGTCACCTGTGACCGAATAGTGCTGCATGACGAGTGGTCTCCCTACGCGGATTTCACTATCGTGCCGTTTTTTGCCTACTTCCGCAGAGGCAGACCCTTCGGAATGGTCAGAAACCTAATTTCTCCGCAGGAACAGCTCAACAAAATCGCCAGCCAAGAGCTTCACATTGTAAATACCACAGCAAATAGCGGCTGGATGGTAGAAAGTGGCTCGCTTGTTGGACTCCATGCCGATGACTTGGAAGAACACGGGGCAGAAACGGGTTTGGTACTGGAGTACAACCGAGGATCAACGCCTCCCGTTAAGATTCAGCCTAATCAGATCCCTACTGGCCTAGATCGCATAAGTCAGAAGGCCCAGGCCAACATAAAAGCCATTAGTGGCATCAATGACTCTATGTTGGGGACAGATAGCGCCGAAGTTAGTGGCATTGCTATTCAAGCCAAGCAGAATCGTGGAGCCATGATGATCCAAGTACCCTTGGATAATCTGCGAAAGTCTCGTCAGTACCTCGCTGAGAAAGTTTTGGACCTCGTTCAGTCTTTCTATACAGAAGAACGGGTCATCATGGTTACTAATGAGCTAGATCCGCTGAAACCAAGGGAGCCTATCGCCATTAATCAGCCTACTCCCGAAGGCCAAATCATTAACGATCTCACACTCGGAGAGTATGACGTAATCATCTCTACCCAACCCGCACGGGATTCTTATGACGAAATGCAGTTCGCTGAGGCGATCAACTTACGTCAAGCAGGCGTGATGATTCCTGACGATGCAATTATTGAATATAGCCATTTAGGTAAGAAAGGTGAACTTGCCAAGCGAATACGCTCAATGACTGGACAGGAGCCGCCAACACCAGAACAAGCAGAAGCTATGCAGGTTCAGCAGCAGATCCAGATGCAGCAGTTGAGCTTAGAGATTGCGAAGTTGGAAGCTGAAGTTGCCAAGCTCCAGAGTGAAGCAGCGGTCAACATGGCTAAAGCACAAGATGTAGGGTCAATCTCTCCACAGCTCAAGGCAGCTGAACTCCAGACCAAGGCTGAAATCGAAATGCAGCAGATCCAGCTGCGCCGAGACTTGGCAGACCTTACGAATCAAACAAGGATTGGGCAAGCGGAGACATCTGCCGCTACCAAGATTGCAGCAACGGCTATGAATGTCGCAGCGCGTAGCGACAAGCCTAATCCACAACCGATCACCAACAACCGAGGGGTTAATACCAATGGAAACAACAGAAACGGAAGCTAACGTGGAAACTTTAGAAGTCATGCCTGGGGCTGACGTTATGGAAGCGAGCGAACCTTTAGACATGAACTTTGGTCTTGGGGTCGAAGAAGAATTGGTGCCGGAAAGTGCGGAAGAAGCAGAAGAATTGGTGCCGGAAAGTGCCGAACTTGAAGCTGAAGCTGAAGTTGAGGAAGAAGAGGTCGAAGCTGAACTCGCAGAGCCTGAACCCGAACCCCAAGCTAAAA